AACAGGTAATCCACAAATTACCTTTTTTAAAGTTGTTTATAGAAGACACACTAACTTCGCTTTAGAATCAATACAACAAACTTTTAATGGTTCTGTAAAATTCGGTCAACGTGTAACCGCTACTATATCAAGAAATGGTGATTTAATCTCAAGAGCTTATTTAGTTATGACTTGTAGTAATAGAGATGATGCGGTTCCTTATTTAGGTTTACGTGCTATTAAATCAGCAGAAGTAGAAATAGGTGGTCAAAGAATAGATAAACATTATTCTGATTGGATGTATATCTGGAATGAGTTATCTTTACCTGTAGGAAAAAAAGAAGGTTATTATAAAATGGTTGGTGGAAAAGGTGGTGTTGATGATACTAATAAAATGTATGTGCCTTTAGAATTTTGGTTCTGTAGAAATATTGGTTTAGCATTACCTTTAATTGCTTTACAATATCATGAAGTAAAAGTTGTTATTGAATTTGACACTGCTGAAAATTGTTCTAAAAATAATAAACCTAGTGGTGGTGTAGATAATTTAACTGCTGAATTATGGGTAGATTATATTTATTTAGACACTGATGAAAGACGTAAATTCGCTCAATCATCTCATGAATATTTAATAGAACAATTACAGTTTACTGGTAAAGAATCTGTAAGTGGTCCACAAGCAAAGGTTAAATTAAATTTCAATCATCCTGTTAAAGAATTAGTTTGGGTAGGACATTATGATATAAGTAGAAATGGTTCTGCTAATAAGGATATATGGTTTAATTATAGTAGTAATAATGAAGTTGTAACAAATATAACCGATAGTTTTTACTCAAGTATTGCCGATCTATTGGGTCCCAATAGTGGTAATTTAAATTCAACAAGTACTGCTAAATTAATATTAAATGGTAATGACAGATTTTATGCTAGAGATGGTGATTATTTCAATTTAGTACAACCTTTCCAACATCATGAAAATGTACCAAATAATCGTGGTATCAATGTTTATTCATTCGCATTAAAACCCGAAGAACATCAACCATCCGGAACTTTAAATATGTCTAGAATAGATACTGCTACTTTAGACTTAAATTTTAATAGTAATCAACCTGATACATTATCAGTATTTGCTGTTAATTACAACGTTTTACGTATATTATCCGGTATGGGTGGTATTGCTTACTCAAATTAATTTTTATTATGTTAAAAATAAATATTTATTTTTTCTTTGTTATAATTAGATATATAGTATATAATGGGAGGAGGTCTTTTACAATTAGTTGCATATGGTGCTCAAGATGTTTATTTAACAGGTAATCCACAAATTACCTTTTTTAAAGTTGTTTATAGAAGACACACTAACTTCGCTTTAGAATCAATACAACAAACTTTTAATGGTTCTGTAAATTTTGGTCAACGTGTAACCGCTACTATATCAAGAAATGGTGATTTAATCTCAAGAGCTTATTTAGTTATGAGTGAACGTGGTGGTGGTGGCACTTTTACAAATGCTGTTCCTTATTTAGGCTTACGTGTTATTAAATCAGCAGAAGTAGAAATAGGGGGTCAAAGAATAGATAAACATTATTCTGATTGGATGTATATCTGGAATGAATTATCTTTACCTGCAGGCAAAAAAGAAGGTTATTTTAAAATGGTCGGGGGAGCAGCAAATCCTACAAAAATGTATGTACCATTAGAATTTTGGTTTTGTAGAAATATTGGTTTAGCATTACCTTTAATCGCTTTACAATATCATGAAGTAAAAGTTGTTATTGAATTTGCTGGAGGTGATGAATGTAGTAAAAATGGAAGTGAATTGGATGGATTATCTGCTGAATTATGGGTAGATTATATTTATTTAGATACTGATGAAAGACGTAAATTCGCTCAATCTTCGCACGAATATTTAATAGAACAATTACAATTTACTGGTAAAGAAACAGCAACAACAAAAATTAAATTAAATTTCAATCATCCAGTTAAAGAATTAGTTTGGGTTGCGAGAATGAATTATGATACTAATCCTACTAAAGATAAAGATTGGATAAATTTCTGTACTGATTCTACTATATTAAATAATGTTGCTGGTTTATCTAATACTACTACTTATAATTCATTAGCAAAAAAATTGGGACCAAGTTCAACTGCTGTAAATTGTGTAAAAACTGCTAAATTGATATTAAATGGTAATGACAGATTTTATGCTAGAGAAGGTGATTATTTTAATTTAGTACAACCTTTCCAACATCACGAAAATGTACCTAATAACCGTGGTATCAATGTTTATTCATTTGCGTTAAAACCAGAAGAACATCAACCATCTGGAACTTTAAATATGTCTAGAATAGATACTGCTACTCTAGACTTAACTTATAATAATGGAAAAAATAGTGGTGTTGATGTTAAACCTGGAGAAATATCTATATTTGCTGTAAATTACAATGTTTTACGTATATTATCTGGTATGGGTGGTATCGCATATTCTAATTAGGTTTTATAATGTTTGAAATTAAAATTTATTTTTCTTTGTTATAAATAGATATTTAATATATAATGGGTGGAGGTCTTTTACAATTAGTTGCTTATGGTGCCCAAGATGTTTATTTAACAGGTAATCCACAAATTACCTTTTTCAAAGTTGTTTATAGAAGACACACTAATTTTGCTTTAGAATCTATACAACAAACTTTTAATGGTAATGTAGCTTATGGTGGAAGAGTTACAAGCACTATAGCACGTAATGGTGATTTAATATCAAGAAGTTATTTAGAAATAAAAACTAAAGATACTAATTTATGTCCTTATTTTGGTCTAAGAGTTATTAAAACAGCTGAGGTAGAAATTGGAGGTCAAAAAATAGACAAACATTATGCGGATTGGATGTATATATGGAATGAATTATCTTTACCATATTCTAAAAAAGAAGGTTATTTCAAAATGGTAGGTGGAAAAGGTAGCAAAAAACATAACTCCTTTTTAATTTCAAAAAAAGAATTAGGAATATATTTAACTGATAAATTAGATATAACTGGTATAGCTCAAAATCAAGAAATACCAGATCTCGAATTAGAATCAGTTGGTAATAATGTTTTAATAATATTTAAATTAATTGGGAATGGTTCTAATAAAGCAACTGTTCAAGTTACTGAAACAAAAGAAGAAGTACCCACAACAATTACTAATGATTTAATATTAAGTGGTGGTATAAAAGGTGCTATATATGATGGTAATGGAGAAACAAATTATACTATTAATGGAGTTGCAAGTCCTACAACTGTTAGTAGTAATGCGGGAAATGTTTTAGAAACATTTACAGATATTTTAAAAGAGGACACACATTATAGTGTTACTGGTGATACCTTAAATACATTATATGTACCATTAGAATTTTGGTTTTGTAGAAATGTAGGTTTAGCATTACCTTTAATTGCCCTACAATATCACGAAGTTAAAATTAATATACATTTTGAAGAATATTCTTTATGTAAAAGAAATTCAGATTTGCCCGATGGAACAATGGATTTACAAGCGAGTTTATGGGTTGATTATATTTATTTAGATACTGATGAAAGAAGAAAATTTGCTCAATCTTCTCATGAATATTTAATAGAACAGTTACAATTTACTGGAAAAGAAAATGCTGATCCTAAAATTAGATTAAATTTAAATCATCCTGTAAAAGAATTAATATGGGTTGTTAAAAAAGATAATACCAATAATAGTAATTGGTTTAATTATACTGATAAAAATACTCAAATAGCAAGTATTGATAATTATGAAAGTTTAAAAATATTAATTGGTCCAAATAGTGCTACTAAAAATAATGTAACAAATGGTAAATTAATATTAAATGGTAATGATAGATTTAGCGTACGCGATGGTTTATATTTCAATTTAATACAACCATATCAACATCACGAAAATATACCATATAATACAGGCATCAATGTTTATTCATTCGCATTAAAACCCGAAGAACATCAACCATCTGGAACTTTAAATATGTCAAGAATTGATACTTCAACATTAAGCTTAAATTATGTCATCGGTATATCAGCAGAATCACCCGCATCCATATACGTATATGCCGTTAATTACAACGTATTACGTATATTATCAGGTATGGGTGGTATTGCTTATAGTAATTAGAAAGAAGTGTATAAATCTATTATTTTTTTCTCCATGTATAGTATAAGATATTATAAATGCCAGGTGGTCTTTTACAATTAGTTGCTTATGGCGCACAAGATGTTTACTTAACCGGTAATCCACAAATAACATTTTTCAAAGTTGTTTATAGACGTCATACAAATTTTGCGATTGAATCAATAGAACAAACTTTTAATGGTTCAACAAATTTAGGTTCTACTAGTGTTAATGTTCAAATAACAAGAAATGGTGATTTAATAAATCGTATTTATTTCAAAGGCAAAATTAAAAATAACAGCACTACTAATGATGCTGCTTTAGTACCTTATTATGGTTTAAGATTAATTAAGAATGTATTGCTACAAATTGGTAGCCAAACAATTGATAAACATTATTCAGAATGGATGTATATATGGAATGAATTATCAATGCCGATAGGAAAACGTGAGGGTTATCATAAAATGGTAGGAGGAAATAAAAGAAATTCTTCAACAATAATTGAAAAGAATGGTGGGGAAAAAATAATATATGTTCCATTGGAATTTTGGTTTTGTAGAAATGTAGGTTTAGCGTTACCATTAATTGCTTTACAATATCACGAAGTAAAAATAAGTATGGAATTTTGTACATTAAATGAATTGGTTGATGATAATGCGAATAATTATTCTTATGATGTAACAACAGATGTAAAATATGGTGAACCAAATTCAACTCTTAGTTCAAGAGAAATAGTTTTAGAAGATGCTGAAATGTGGGTAGATTATATATTTTTAGATACAGATGAAAGAAGAAGATTTGCTCAATTATCTCATGAATATTTAATTGAACAATTACAATTTACTGGTTCTGAAAAGATAAATAGTGGAGGACTTGAAACTATGAGATCAATCAAAATTAATTTTAATCATCCTTGTAAAGAACTTTTTTGGGTAATCAAACCAGATAATGAAAGTCCATATAAAACGTATTGGAATAACTTTACTAATAAATCAAATAATTATTTATACAATAAATTAGAAGATGTAGATAGTGTATTATATGATATTGATGATAATCTTACTGGTGATATAGAAGTAGATAATCCAGTAACATTAGCAAAAATCCAATTAAATGGTAATGACAGATTTAGTGAAAGACCTGGTAATTATTTCTCAGTAATACAACCTTATCAGCATCACGAAAATACTCCAGGATTATATAATATGGGTATTAATGTTTATTCATTTGCTTTAAAACCCGAAGAACATCAACCATCAGGAACTTTAAATATGTCTAGAATAGATTCAGCACATTTACAAGTTGCTTCATCTGTAGAAGGAATGATAAGTGTATTTGCTGTAAATTATAATGTATTGAGAATATTATCAGGAATGGGTGGTTTAGCTTATTCAAATTAATTAATTTTTATATAAAATTAAATATATTATATATATATACTTATGAAAAATATATTATTA